TCAAACACTCGCAAGCTCGTATTTGATCTTAGAAATAGATAACAACCAAACTTTGCCGAATTCCTCGCTATCGCTACGGAATCCCGCAAGCGTTCTCCCTTCGCTTTGCTCGATCCAGTAGGTGTAGTTCTCATTACTACTATTCATAGTGATTCCTCAAATATTCTGGGAGTTGGACGCGGCGACGAAGTGGAACGGGGCGGCGGTGTCAGTCAGTACCGAACAATAAGGAAAAAGAAAATGAAATACATACACTCAATAATAAAAGATTGGGGATACAGTCATAACTATCACGATGCCGTACTAAATCACTTTCCTAATCAGGGAATGTACATCTTTGCAAGTGGTGAACTATCTTTCATGTATGACTACTTCCATCATAGGTGGACTGAAAGAACTCATACAGAAGAAATAACACGTAAACTACTTACAGAGTTCACGGAAGAAATGATCTTTCAGGAATGTACATTATATGATGCAGAATTAGTTCAGAAGGTGCAAAGAGAAATACTCAAACACCACAAAGGCCAAATCACTTATATATGGATACCAAATGAGAAACCTAAAAATCACATACAATAACCCACGAGGCTTGATATTCAATGACCGAGTATTAGCCAGGCGTTATGCAGTCAACCGTAAAGGCATATTACTAAATAATACTATCAAATACGATCATCCCCCTGATTACTATCTAGGACTGAATGAGGCGGAATACTTCCAATTGTCCGTAGTGATGGGTGATCTGGACGAAATAATATTCATGTCAGACTGTATAATCAATGGAGTAAAAATCATGCAAATAGAAATACTAAACAATAACCCACTAAATTTTAGAGCACGTATCAATGGTGGACTAGACTTATATATTCACCATAAAGATGGAGTTGTCGCAAGTCAGAGAATCCCCAATATAGAGGCTATAAAGAGCTACGTAGCTGGTGGAATCCATAAGGACGTACAACGAACATAGAAGAGATTAAACGCATTCTAAGGGGCGGGCAGGACGTTATAGAGGAACTATCAGAAGATGAGAAACTACAGAAGAGTATCAATAAACATACTGATTCAATCGCTAAAGCAGCGAAAGCAAAAAAAACACGCAAGCCAAAAGCATAAAACAAAGAAGCCTCTCTACTGGTGGTTGTCTCATGCTGTAAATCGCCTGACAAATATTCATAGCTATATTGAGCATAAGGCACACGCACACATAAAAGCGTATCTAAGGTAATTGATCGTCCGAATAATTACGGTACTGAATTTGAGTTCTCGAAACCAACCAACTATATCGGGGGTAATTTATAGTTTCATAGTTGCAGTAGTAGTTGGTGTACTATATGATTCTTTAGACGTACAAATAAAAATCCATTGATGAAGTATTGCAGTTTCAAAAAGAGTCTCAACAACTAATTCCTCACGGTAAATAACAGGAATAAGCCACAATGAAAAAAGTAGTACTGGCTCTAATATTCATCGCTCCTTCTGTACTGGCAAATGTAGAACTTGCTAACGACGGACTATATCGGTGCGATGTATATATGTTTAAGGAAGTAGGTAAGCGTAACATCCCCCTAGATTCATTCAATCAATCGGGGTATATAAGTATCGATAATAGATATGTGTCAAGTAACTTTGGCACTGAATCGGTAACATACAAACCACTAAAGCAAATCAATGGTAGATTGTTTGCCATGGGCGTAAATACCCCCGACTACATTTATATATATGAATACGAGAAAAAACCTGTATATATGATCGGTATCACTGATAATGCGATATATATGACTTTCACCAACTGTAATTTAATAGATAACCTGTAATGAAAAAGACAATCATGGCAGGCTTTAAATATTTGGGGAATACGTACTATCAACGAGACAGTACTATGAATAGTAATCTATATAAATTCATTAATGAAACGGGCATAGTGATGCAATCCGGAGTAGGAGTAGATACATCAATATATCGTGTTTAATGGAACGGTATTAATATGTTATGTGAAAGTTTAATAGTGGATTATGACAGTACTAATTACTGAAATGTAATATATGATCCCTGTACTTTCGAGCATGGGGATTTTTCTTGGCATCCCGATCAAAAAGCATCAAATGAGGATTATAGCCAGTGGTTGTATGAGATTATCGAACATTATGAAGTATTAAAGTTCAAAGGTCGTATGAACTGCTTACTATCGCATTTAGACCATCGCGGAGAATAATATATGAGATACTTTGAAGACCAAAAATTCACAATGGCAGTTGCGGTAAATAAGATTATTAAGGGAGTTTATGAGATTAAGATGTTGTCTTTATCGATATAGACTTAGCAGGTGAAGCAGGAGACAAGCTAGATATACCTCCAAAGGAGGCAGAAACTATTTAGCTACTAAATGATTTAGTACAAATTATAAAATAATAAGAAGAGGCTAAATTTTACTATTAATATTAAAATTAACTTGTAATATTAATAGAGATTATTCATTTAAAATAGTGAGAAATATTTATTAATGAGTAATGAGTAATGAGTAATGAGTAATGAGTAATGAGTAATGAGTAATGAGTAATGAGTAATGAGTATATATAAATAATGGATGTAATAAAGTAGATGTCATAAATGAGTTTTCTCTATATAATGTATAATTATCAAATTATATTTATTGTATTATATGCCAGTACTAGTACTGGCATATATGAATTTAATAACTACTCATAAATGAATCTAATTACATTCCTGAGTTTAGTTTCACAGTTTGGTTGTAATATAACACTACCTTCTAAGTAATCACGTATTCTTTTCCAGGCATTGAAAGGTTTTCCTCCATCTGAAGGTGCATTTCCATCAATCATTGGATCCCATAGTAAATGTTCAAATGTATCATCTACTCGGAATACTCTTTCGGCACCAACTATATTTTCAATCTTCGCATTTGCACGAAATGCGTTTATTGGTGATATGTTACGTATTTCTTCTTCGGACATTCCTTTTCTATCAGTATCATGAACAACTTTAAATGGAATATTGAGTTTTGAAAGAATTCTCACTATGGCTGGGATTGTCCATTTCCCTCCAGCAGAAACAATAGTTGTATCTTTTACTAAATTTTTTGAGATACCGAATTTGTCGCATAGTTCTGAAGCAAACCTAAGTATTGCTACTTCTGTATCTCCCTCAACTACGACTACTCTTTTAGCGAAAAATGCTTCACAGACGGTAGGATGAAAATCTAATGCCGCTCGTAACATTTCCCTTTCATTATAATGTTCATCTACATGGAAAATTGTATCATCTATTTCATGAACCGTTCTAGTGCCGTCATTAGTATCCTTAATTAATTTTAGAGACGATGGGTTTTCTGCAATATCAATTAAGAATGGTGAATGTGTACTAACGATAACTTGGCAAGAGGCATTTGTTGATTTTTCTCTAAGTTTATCTCTCAGTAATCGCATCAAATGTGGATGTATATATAGCTCAGGTTCTTCATAAAGAATGATTGTTGATCTTTGAGACGTATTGACTTCGAATAAAGCATTAGATTCAAGTAAAGCATAAGCCAAAGCCCGTTGAACTCCACTACCCTGATATTCAAGTTGAGTTTCAAGTTTATCTTCAATGACTAATGTTGCTGCCTTCATTAAAGCAGAATTAATGTCAATTTCAGTTAGGCTTAATTTTACCTTAGATTTTAAGTCCATCACCTGATTAAGAGATTCAGTAATAGACTCCATTAATTCATGCAATCCTTCAATAACTTCACCATCAACTTCACCTTTCATCTTCTTGTGCAATAGGTCAAGCGAGGCAGTATATTGGGTGAAAGATGGGTCAGACTGTAGTACTGGATAAACTCTATTAGAAAATAAAAATCCAAAAGGTGTGCCTTTCTGTGATTTAAGATCGTCCTCAATTTTAAAACATGCTGGTATATATAATACATGCGGTAGAGCTTGCTGTAAGCTATTCTTAAAGTTAATGCCTTCAGAAGTCCAGCATAAATTAGATGAAACTTTTTCTGGATGCCTTTGTTTTATTAATCCAATAATGTCACTTTGCATTTCCTTGTAGCTTTTAGCATTATTACAATTAAGTTCATTTATGATGTTTAGCAACCACGGAATATTTCTTGCGGCGGTTATAGACGTTGTATAGTCCTCTATATCTTCTTTGCAATAAAATGCTTCATAACAAGGAAGACCTATACATCCATTATCATGATCCCATTTAGCTCTAACACGAATACTGAGTTTCCCTTCATGAATTAGATTAGAAATGGCTGGTTTATTTTGCTCGCAATCTTGTATGTCGGAAAAAACTCCTGTGATGATCATTTCTTCATTACTGGGTGTACGAAATGGCCAATCTTCAGACGTTGGATTAGTTGTATCAACAAGTATTTTTATCGCTTTAAGTATGGTTGATTTACCAATGTTATTAGAACCTATTAAGGTTGTAAAGTTTTCGAGATTGATAGAGGCAGAAGAAATACCTCTAAAGTTTTGTATGTCAATACGAACTAATTTCATTATGGAAACCTACAAGAAAAAAGGGATTATTTAATACCATTACCAGAGAGAGAATAAAAATAATATCTTCAAAACTGTGACATATGTTGTTCTTTTATGTTGATTGTTACATGGTTGATGGTTTTGTGTGTTGACTAATAGTTTTTCAGTAATTTATTTGATTAATATGACATATGGAAAAGTCATTGCGTACTGGGGTAAATACATCTTATAGAGTATTAATATGGTTTATTACTGTGAATACTGTAATGGAGTAAATCATTTATTTTCATTAGTAATAGGTACTCCCGAAAATCTGGGTGATCGTGGAGTTTTCGCCGCGAATTATAAAAAATATCTATGAGATTTTTTTATAAGAACACGCAATATCAATAGCTAAAAGTAATAAGCACCGAAACATATATAAAATACCAATCAATTGAAAATGAATAAAAAGTGAATAGGAAATCACATGGCAAAAAATAAAGACGATGGAACCCGTTACACATATACGGAAATTGCCGAAAGATTTGGCGTAGAAATTAGTACCGCTTCGCGTATCTGGTCTGGAAAAGGACTGGATATTAACTGGCCTAAAAAATTAGTGGATCAGTGGTTACTAGCGAACGTAATCGAACCTATGCGTAATGGCGATGTAAAAGGAATGATTCATAAAGCTACACTACGCAAACTAGAAGCAGAAGCAGACCTGAAAGAATTAGAACTACGTCAACAATCGGGTGAACTAATTCCCGTTGCAGTAGTACAGCAAACATTATCACAATACTTCTATCAATTAAGACAAGTATTAAGAAGTATTCCCACATCAAGTTATGTTGAACTATTTGAATCACAGGACGCATTAGAATTAAAAATTAAATTACAGGATAAAATAGACCGCCAGTTAGAAGAGATTGGCAGCTATGAATATGAGGGAACATATGAAGAACAACTATCAGAAGATGATGAAGGTACTAACGAGGGCGGCGAAATCAATCCTACCACCGAAGAAACAACTACCAGCGGAATGGGTAGAGAATAACCTAGTCTTCCCAGACGGCGAGCTACAGGGGCAAAGGGTCAAATTATTTGAGTTCCAAAAAAAGCCCTTGAATGACATAGTAAATCCCCGTATTCGTAAAGTGGTACTCATGAGTAGTGCTCAACTTCTCAAAACAACTGTACTTCAGAATAGTATGTACTACTTCCTGGCAAATGATCCAAGTAACATGATCTTTGCGGGTGCAACTGGCGGTACTACAAGTAAGTTCCGTACTGGTAAATGGCAGGCAGTCATAGAGGCATGTTCGGTACTAAAGAATCTAGTAAGTAATAAGAATGATAAGAACTTTACTAATAACGATAAGACACAACAAAATTTAGATGGTACTTTTACTTACTTTCTAACATTGGGTAGTAGTGCACAACTTCGCGGCCTGACAGCACCTCGCATATTTCTTGATGAAATATCCAACGTGGACGCGAGCGGGGATGAAGGCAACCCCCTGAAGCTAGCAGAACAGCGTACAAAGGCTTTTAGTAATCCCCTTATTATGTGTTGTTCTACTCCCCTTGATGAACATGACCTGATTACACAACAGTACGAACAAAGTAATAAACAGAAGTTTTATGTACCGTGTCCACACTGTAACCACTCTCACGAATTAGTTTTTGAAAACGTTAAGTTTGACTGGAAGATTATAGAAGGCGGTCGCCGCCGTATTCCTGATGCCGACACTGCAAGGCTAGAATGTCCAAAGTGTAGTAATGAAATCACAGAAGCCGAACGTGTACGAATGATTCGTAAAGGAGAATGGATTGCAACAGCACCAGAGATTAAGGATATAGCTGGCTATCATGTCTCCCGCTTGTACTCTCCTATCAACTCTATCAAATCAATTGTTGCCGACTTTGCCGAAGCACATTATACATTTGACCTGGCATCATTCTATAACAACGTATTAGGACTGCCATATATTGATAAAGAGAATAGCGAGCATGACTTAGTATTATTAGAGAATCTAAGAGATAGTGAAATTGATATTGAAAATATACCAGATGATGTACTAGGGATCGTAATGGGCGTGGACCAGCAGCTTGATAGGTTGGAAATAAGCACACTAGGAGTAAGTGAAAAGAATCTATATGTACTTGATCACCGTAGTATCTACTCAATTGACTGTACTAAAATCGAAGCCCCAGCATGGAATAAGTTAACGGCCTTTGCAAATCATCCATTTAAAACACGTTCAGGTAAACCATTGAAGGTACTAGCCGGATTTGTCGATAGTTCAAACGGCAACGCAACCAGTACCGTGTACCGTTATTGCTCTAACTCTACTATCTTTAAACCTATCAAGGGTGGTACATCAAATACTAACCCACTATTCAAAGGTAGTACGGCTGGTGGTCACTCCCTGATTAACCTTAACCTTAACGTTAACTTAGGCAAGACTAACGTTAGACAGTTATTAAACCGTGCTGTATCAGATAATGAAAATAGTAAGGAAGTACAGATTCACTTTAGCCATTCAGTACCAGATGATTACTTTATTCAGGTTACATCAGAGAAGCGAGTAATAAAGGCTGGGGCGTGGGTATGGGTGAAGAAGATTAGTAGTGCACGTAATGAAACCTTAGACTGTTTAAACTATGCATTAATATGTTTCCAGTGGTATCTATCTAAGTTAGGTAGTCAACCATACCGCCAGTTAAGGGAATATAACGCTAAACAAAAAGAGAAAGCAGGACTAAATAAAGAAGTAAATACAGAAGAAGCACCAACTAAGCCAACTCCTAAGCGAGTAATAAGGCCGCGTAAGGGTGGTGGTTTCTTTAAATAAGGAAAAATAAAATGGCAATAGTTCGCAAAGTAACCCTAAGAGGCGATATCTTTAAAGGCGAGACTATTACATTCGACTACCCCGCAGGATCGGAAATTGATTTGATTGATCCTAACGGGGTAAAGACTTCATACACATACCCTTTCCCAGCTATTGATACTAGTAACTGGGATGCAGGTGTCTGGACTGCAATTATTAACAGTACCGTAGCGTATGGCGTACAACAATTCGAAGTAATAGATCCAACTTCAAAGGCGTCCGAATATAACGACCTGATGCAAATCATTAAAGATATTGATCAGATCATCATGGACAGAATTAAAGGCGGTGGTGTACTAAGTCAATCAATCCAAAATAAATCATTAACATATGAAAGTAGTGAAATACTTATGAAGTTACGCCCTGTTTATGTCAGTCGTGCAAATGATTTACTTTCGGATATGAAAGGCTTTAATACTGGATGCCCTATTAAATCAATTACTACATTTAGGAGATCTCGTTAATGTTCGGATGGAATAAAAAGAAAGTAGAAGAACCTAAACAAAAAGTTTTAGTACAGAAGCCAGTGAAGCTAATGAAGAACAACCCTATGAAGCGTGCAATGTCTTCCCTGAATCTAGGATCTTCTAGTCCTGTTATCTCCTTTGGTTTCACGGGTGGTAATCAGGCAGGTAATATTAACGCCATCATTAACCGTACTCTACCTGTTATGGTTGCCGTGAGTCGTGAACTCTCGATTAAGAATGGTATTGTTAAGAAATATGTTTCTACTAACTCAGCAGGTGTAACAGGTGCGGATGGCCTATACATTCGTCCATGTACTCACTCTTCTGATAGTGAACAGGTTAACCAGTCAATCGATAAACAATTAGAAGATGCCTTCTATGCATGGGCGGAAGATCCTAAAGCCTTTTCACGTTGCGGTACTCTGGATATTAGTACCTTCCAACGTCTAGTAGAACGTACTCGTTCAGTAGATGGAGATTGTTTCATTCGTATTCACACTAAACCAGGTGAACTACCACAGGTTGAGATCATCGATTCAATGCGTATCTCTACCTATGAGAACCAGCTACTACCATCAGGTAACTATATTAGTAATGGTATCGAATTTGATATTAATACTAACCGTCCTGTAGCGTACTGGGTAACACGTTATAACCCTATCATGTATAACTATATGATTGGAGAACGTGAACGCGTACCAGCAGATGAAATTCTACACCTGTTTCAACAGGACTACCCAACGCAGCAACGCGGGATACCTGATGTACATTCCGGTACTGAAAAGTTAAAAGAGCTAGAAGAGTTTATGTCAGCGGCAATTACTTCCCGTAAGGTTGCAGCGTCCGCAATGGCATTTATCACTAATCCAGATAGTGACGATGTTCAGCTACTGACTGATGACAGTGTTTCGTACTATGATCAAGACTATCTAAATCCGGCTGCAATCGTAGAACTACAAGCAGGACAAGATATTAAAACAGTAAACCCAACTCAAACCACAGATGGAATTGATGAGTTTATTAATAACCAATTAATGATGATTGCAATGGGCTTGGATATTACAAAACAATCACTAACATCAGATACTAGTAATGCTTCATTCAGTGCAGCAAAACTGACTGATAAATTACAACAATCAACATTTAAAAGCCGCACTAATGCTTTAATTGTTTCGGTACTAAAACCTCTTTATATTGCATGGCTAAAATCTGCAATGCTAAATAGTAGTACGTTAAGCAATTTAAATTTTAGTGATTTTAATAAATTAACCCATGCACAATATGTACAGACTCGTCAAATCTCCCTTGATCCATTAAAAGACCTTCAAACCGAAGTATTAGCAATTGATAACGGTTTAAAGAGTAAGGCAATGGTAATTTCAGAGATGGGATACGATCCTGTTATCGTCATGGAAGAGATAAAAAAGGAAAACAAGGAAAATGGAATTGAACCTGAACAAGAACCAGATGAGGGCGATCAATCTAACGCAGATCAATAATGCAATTGATGAAGCTGATAGAACTGTAGAACTCTCCTTTGCCTCAGAAATTCCAGTAGTACGCGACATTAAAGGGACTCTCTATAATGAGATCCTTTTATGCAGTCCTGAAAACGTAGACTTAAGCCGTCTTAATGACGGTGCACCTGTACTAGTAGAACATGATGCAATGCGTCAAGTTGGTATAGTTGAGAATGCTCGCGTAGATATGGATAAAGTTTGCCGTGCTACTGTACGTTTTAGTGCACTTGGAACAGCAAATACTATCTTCGGTATGATCTTAGAAGGTATTCGCCCTAAAGTGTCCGTAGGTTATAACATCTTAGATTATCGTATTGATGGTAATAACCTAATTGTTTCAAAATGGGAACCCTATGAAATATCCAGTGTTTCGCAGCCAGCGGACAACTCAGTTGGGGTGGGAAGATCACTAAATAGTAATGAAGAAATCACACTAGAGGATCTACCCAAAATGGAGCAAGAACAAAAAGAAGAACTAGTACAGGAAGTTGAAGTTATTAAGGAAGTACAGGAAGAAGAAGTACAAGCCGAAGTAATCGAAGAAGAAGTAGTAGTTCAGGAAGAATCAGTAGAAGTAGTAGAAGAACCGGAAGTAATTGAGGAAGTACAGGAAGTACAACCTGAATTAGTAGAAGAACGTTCTATTGCAATTACTGATATTCAAGAAAGCATAAATAAAGAAGTAGAAGCAAATCGTATTCGCGAACTTCAATCTATTTCTTTGGTACTAGGTGTTAGTACAGAAGAAGCAATTAACAACGGTGTAAGCGTAGAAGACTTTAAACGCTCACTAAATAAAGATAATAAATCAATTGATAAGGATATCAAAAAAATGGAAAAGAAATCTCTAATTAACGAAGGTCTACGTAGTCTAAAAGGTGAAACTCATGATCTAGAAACCTTCGAAAAAGGTGCACGCGGTTATAATGCAGACCTAAACGCTATGGTACGTTCTACCGCTGATACTACTTCTACTGTAACCGCAGCAGGTCTAGTAAAAGAAGAACTAGCAGACGCGTATATTCGTCAACTACTCGCAGCTACTGTACTGGGCCAACTAGATGTAACTGTTTTTGGTGGCCTAGCGGGACGCGGCAATTTCTCTATCCCACGTGCTAAAGGTATGAACCCAGCAGCTAAGTTTTACAATGAAGATGAAGCAGTATCCGACGGCTTCGAAACCTTCGATAAGATCACTCTAAAGCCTCGCATGTTCGCAGCAGGTATCAAGATCACTAAAGCAATGCTACTAAGCAACGCAGCTACCGAACGTTATGTTACCGACGAGCTATTACGCCAATGTTCTAACGGTCTAGAGTCCGCAGTATTTGCACAAATCGCTACTACTGTACCAGTACAGCAAACCGCTGTATCCGGTCAAGTATCCGAAGCAGACGTACAGAAAGCTATCGAAGCTATCTCCGCGAAAAACGTTGATATCAATCGTTGTGTTGCTATCGTGCATCCTTCTATGCTCGCTAAACTACGTCAAACCGCGGTATTGAATAACACCGCAGCAGTTGCAATGGTAGCTGGTCATCGTTATGACATGTGGCTAAACGACGAAGTACGCGTAATTGAATCTACTTTCGTAGCAGCAGATACTATTCTAATTGGTGACTTCTCTGAACTAATTTTCGCTAACTGGAACGAAGGTCAAGAACTAGATTTTGATGATACTACTTACCGTGCAGCACAAACTATCGCTATCAGAAGTTTTCAGTACCTCGACGTAGCTATTGCACACGAAGAAGGATTTGTACTACTACAACTAAAACCATAAGGTACTTTCACTATGAGGCATTTTACTAGCAATCAAATTGATTCTACTTTTCTAAATGCCTTTGGTGAACCTATCACAATTAACGGGGCGACGTTCAAAGCTATTTTGGACAATCGCCCCGTAGTCATAGATAGCGGTACTGAAGGACTAGTAGAAAGTACAGAAACATTTCTATCAGTGAAGACTGACGATCTAACTACTTTCAGTATCGCAATTGATTCCGAAGTAGTAGTACAGGGTACAAATTACACTGTATACAATATCTATAATGATTTGAGCGGTATTTGTGAAGTTTACATAAGACCATCAACAATTAATAATTACGGGTGGTAATATGGGACTATTAAGCGACGTACAAAAGACAATTAGAACCAGTCTGAATAATATCATGCCAATTCGAAAGGCAATGAATATCCAGGCAGGTAAAGATCTATTCATCTTAGTATCAGTAAATCAGACATATTCACCAACCAACTTTGGCACACAACGCCAGACAGGAACATTCGATTTCCAATTTCTCCTAGTACCGGAACCATCAGTACAACTTCCCGCCGATTCCTACGGTACTATATTCGAATACTTCCGTACTAATACTATTAAAGAGTTTAAAGATAATAACGTCACTCTACTTTCTTATGAGTTTCAAGATAGCGAACAGGTAACAGATCCAACTACTGGCTATCAATCGTTATCGTTTGCAATAAATATTGTAGCAACTCAAAAACCATAAGGAATATAGATAATGAGTGATAATATTTTTACTGGTAGTGTGGATTTGCCCCTATATTTCCAGACACCTGTTATCACTTAACCCATTACTGGCCCGCTGCCGTAGATATTCCCGTGGCGAGCGATAACCCAGTGCACTATGCGGATGCCATTCGTTATAATGCTCGAACGCCTCTGCAAGGTTCTTTGCTGCCGTTAACCCGTCTGGTTTGGGCATGATACTGATGTAATCACGCTTTATCGTTTTCACGAAGCTCTCTGCTATGCCGTTACTCTCCGGACTCCGCACCGCCGTGTTCTTCGGTTCAAGTCCCAACATCCGGGCGAACTGGCGTGTTTCATTAGCCCGGTAGCATGAACCATTATCCGTCAGCCACTCCACTGGAGATGTCGGAAGCTCGCTGCCGAAGCGGCGTTCCACCGCTCCCAGCATGACGTCCTGTACTGTTTCACTGTCGAAGCCGCCCGTAGTGACCGCCCAGTGCAGTGCCTCACGGTCACAGCAGTCCAGCGCGAACGTGACTCGCAGTTTTTCTCCGTTATCACAGCGGAACTCGAACCCGTCAGAGCACCATCGTTGATTGCTTTCTTTCACGGCCACTTTGCCAGTATGTGCCCGTTTCGATGGCGGTACAGCGGTTTTTCGCTCAAGCAACAGCGCATTCTGGCGCATGATCCGGTAAACACGTTTGGCATTGATAGCAGGCATACCATCAAGTTCGGCCTGTCTGCGAAGCAGCGCCCATACCCGACGATAACCATACGTGGGCAGCTCTCCGATAACATGGTGTATACGGAGAAGCACATCCGTATCATCTGAGTGACGGCTGCAGCGACCATCTTTCCAGTCATCGGTTCGTCTGAGAATGACGTGCAACTGCGCACGCGACACCCGGAGACAACGGCTGACTAAGCTTACTCCCCATCCCCGGGCAATAAGGGCGCGTGCGCTATCCACTTTTTTGCACGCCCATATTCAACGGCTTCTTTAAGGAGTTCATTTTCCATCGTTTTTTTGCCGAGCAGGCGCTGAAGTTCTTTAATCTGCTTCATGGCAGCAGCAAGTTCAGAGGCAGGAACGACCTGTTCTCCTGCGGCCACAGCAGTAAGACTTCCCTCCTGGTATTGCTTGCGCCATAGAAATAACTGGCTGGCTGCCACACCGTGTTGCCGGGCAACAAGGGAGACCGTCATTCCCGGTTCAAAGCTCTGCTGAACAATAGCGATCTTTTCCTGTGTAGTACGCCGTCTGCGTTTCTCCGGTCCTAAGACATCAATCATCTGTTCTCCAATGACTAGTCTAAAAACTAGTATTAAGACTATCACTTATTTAAGTGATATTGGTTGTCTGGAGATTCAGGGGGCCAGTCTAGAAAGGTAAATGCATCCCACGAGATTTAAAGGTTAACGAAACAAACGCTGACTATCTTTTCCGTAAGTTCGGTGAACTTGAATCAAAACTCAACGAGCAGCGTGAGTATTACGAGGGCGTTATCTCGGATGGGAGTAAGCGTATTGCTGAACTGGAGAAAAGCGAAGAGCAACTCATCAACGAGCGTGACCATGCTGAGTCTGCTTTAGCTGATATGTACTTTGCAGCAACCGGTAACAGGCCGGAGTGGAGCAACTGGTTCGGCTTTTCAGATGCTGTCGATGCCGTGGTTGACAGAATAGCTGATTTAGAAGCTAAACAGCCATCGCCGGTAGTGCCGGATAATGCATCAGGGTCGCTTGCTTATGCTTACAAAGAGCTTACGCCTGAGATTATGCGCGGTCATATCGCTGTATTCGAGCGATATGGAATAGCCCCAAACGATAGCATTACCACAATTCAGGCACTGCGAATCGCGCTGGATGGTATAGAGCGGAGCAACGCCATGCTTCAGGGGAAAGGAGAGTGATATGGCGTTAACACACAGCGAACTCTGTCAGATTGCGTACAAGTTCCTTAAGCGCAACGGGTTCAAGGTTTGTTTTCATGACCGCTTTATAGCTGTAACCAGTACCGGAGAACAGCCAGATGCTATGGGATTCAGAAATTCAGCATCATGCCTGATAGAGGCGAAGTGTTCTCGTGCTGACTTGTTGGCAGATAGAAAAAAGCGTTTTCGTAAAAATCCGTCTCTTGGAATGGGCGACTGGCGATTCTTTATTAGTGAGCCGGGGATTATTTCAATTGAGGATTTACCACCTGGCTGGGGATTACTTCACGTTGTTAACGGAAGAGTACGGAAAGTACATGGGTGGCCAAAGGGCAATTGCTGTTGGGGTAATCCTGACGATAAGCCATTTACTGGAAATAAGCAGGTTGAATGCGATTACATGTTATCTGCATTAAGGCGCATGGAGTTGAGAGGGCACCTTAATGAAATATATGACGGTGTAATTGTTAATAAGAAAGAAGGAAACGCGGCATGACCACTATTACCAAAGAGCGACTGCTGACAATCAAGCAGTGGCGCGAAACATACGGACCTGGTAGCAACGTTGTACTGCCAGCAGAAGAAGCGGAAGAACTGGCACGAATTGCTCTGGCATCGCTGGAAGCAAAACCAATAGGTGCTTTCCACATTGCAGAACAGCAGGTCGATGGCACAAGTGACTACATCAAGGATGGGGAGTGGCCTATTGATAACGGGATAATTGAAGTATACGCCGCTCCGCCAGTGCCGGTAGTACCTGGGGAAATTGCTGATGATTTAATGGAGAAATTACCGAAAAGTGATGCATGGGCTAATGGGTTTCGTGGTGGCTGGAACGCCTGCCGCGCAGTCATGCTTCAGTCCGGAAACTTTCGGAAAATCCCGGAAGCGTCAACCAGCTCTCCGGTAACTCCGCCTCTTTTGCCTGGTGGTTTCACCATTGAGGATGCGAAGGAGTTACATGAAGACCTGGTTCGCAGCCACATAAGCCAGGCTTTAAGTGGCGAAAAGATGAAAAAGAAAGATCGCGAGGCTGATTTGCGCTGGATTCATGGCGTAATAGTTCAGGCTGCGTGGTTTGTAAAGGCATCACTGGAGCAGAATGCACTATCGGGCAACTCTCCGGTAACTCCGGATAGTTGGATAAGCTGTAGTGAGCGAATGCCGGAAGAAACGGGTGACATTATTGTTGTTTCGGATGGCATTGTAATGTCAGGGATTTCTTATTCTCGTCGTGACGGGTTCTATATGGCCGCATTGGAGTACGACGACGACGAACCAATTGACGGTGTAACCCACTGGATGCCGCTGCCAGAACCGCCGCAGGGGTGAAATGATGCTTGGCCTGAAGTATTTTATGTAATTGGTATTGCTATATTTTTATCTGGGGATAAACGAATGTTCTCTCTGATTCAACGTGGTCAGATATACACCGATAGCGCTGGCTATCCAGTAAAAATCATTCGTAGTACTGATCACTCAGTATTCTTCAAGAGGATGGATGGCTATCCTGGAAGAGTGTGCATCAGAAAATTCAATAATTTATTCGAACACATTGATCACAGAGAATATCACCAGATCCTGGCTGAAACAGAGCAGGAGAACCATCTGAAAAAATTACGTGCCATGCAAAGGAGATAAACCGGTAAAGGTGTTCGCGATAAAGGTGAATATCGGCAATGAATAACAATCCTCGAACTCGCGGGGATTTCTTTTATCTGAACTCGCTACGGCGAGTTTTGTTTTATGGAGATGATAAATGCACTTCCGAGTCACAGGTGAATGGAATGGAGAGCCATTCAACAGAGTTATCGAGGCAGAGAACATCAACGACTGCTATGACCACTGGATGCTGTGGGCGCAGATAGCACATGCAGACGTAACCAATATTCGAATTGAAGAACTGAAAGAACACCAATCCGCCTGATGGCGGCTTTTTCTTGCGTGTAATTGCGGAGACTTTGCGATGTACTTGACACTTCAGGAGTGGAACGCACGCCAGCGACGCCCAAGAAGCCTTGAAACAGTTCGTCGATGGGTGCGCGAATGCAGGATATTCCCTCCTCCGGTTAAGGATGGAAGAGAGTATCTGTTCCACGAATCAGCGGTAAAGGTTGACTTAAATCGACCAGTAACAGGTAGCCTTTTGAAGAGGATCAGAAATGGGAAGAAGGCGAAGTCATGAGCGCCGGGATTTACCCCCTAACCTTTATATAAGAAACAATGGATATTACTGCTACAGGGACCCAAGGACGGGTAAAGAGTTTGGATTAGGCCGAGACAGGAGGATAGCAATCACTGAAGCTATACAGGCCAACATTGAGTTATTTTCAGGACACAAACACAAGCCTCTGACAGCGAGAATCAACAGTGATAATTCTGTTACGTTACATTCATGGCTTGATCGCTACGAAAAAATCCTCGCCAGCAGAGGAATCAAGCAGAAGACACTCATAAATTACATGAGCAAAATTAAAGCAATAAGGAGGGGTCTGCCTGATGTTTCACTTGAAGACATCACCACAAAAGAAATTGCGGCAATGCTCAATGGATACATAGACGAGGGCAAGGCGGCGTCAGCCAAGTTAATCAGATCAACACTGAGCGATGCATTCCGAGAGGCAATAGCTGAAGGCCATATAACAACAAACCCGGTCGCTGCCACTCGCGCAGCAAAATCAGAGGTAAGGAGATCAAGACTTACGGCTGACGAATACCTGAAAATTTATCAAGCAGCAGAATCATCACCATGTTGGCTCAGACTTGCAATGGAACTGGCTGTTGTTACCGGGCAGCGAGTTGGTGATTTATGCGAAATGAAGTGGTCTGATATCGTAGATGGATATCTTTATGTCGAGCAAAGCAAAACAGGCGTAAAAATTGCCATCCCTACAACATTGCATGTTGATGCTCTCGGGATATCAATGAAGGAAACACTTGGTAAATGCAAAGAGATTCTTGGCGGAGAAACCATAATTGCATCTACTCGTCGTGAACCGCTTTCATCCGGCACAGTATCAAGGTATTTTATGCGCGCACGAAAAGCATCAGGTCTTTCCTTCGAAGGGGATCCGCCAACCTTTCACGAGTTGCGCAGTTTGTCTGCAAGACTCTATGAGAAGCAGATAAGCGATAAGTTTGCTCAACATCTTCTCGGGCATAAGTCGGACACCATGGCATCACAGTATCGTGATGACAGAGGCAGGGAGTGGGACAAAATTGAAATCAAATAATGATTTTATTTTGACTGATAGTGACCTGTTCGTTGCAACAAATTGATAAGCAATGCTTTTTTATAATGCCAACTTAGTATAAAAAAGCAGGCTTCAACGGATTCATTTTTCTATTTCATAGCCCGGAGCAACCTGTGAACACATTTTCAGTTTCCCGTCTGGCGCTGGCATTGGCTTTTGGCGTGACGCTGACCGCCTGTAGCTCAACACCGCCCGATCAACGTCCTTCTGATCAAACCGCGCCTGGTACCTCTTCTCGCCCGATTCTGTCGGCAAAAGAAGCGCAGAATTTCGATGCTCAACACTATTTTGCATCCCTGACACCAGGTGCGGCAGCGTGGAATCCTTCCCCGATTACCCTGCCTGCGCAACCTGACTTTGTTGTCGGCCCGGCGGGTACTCAAGGTGTAACGCATACCACGATTCAGGCGGCGGTAGATGCGGCAATTATCAAGCGTACCAACAAGCGCCAGTATATTGCCGTGATGCCTGGTGAGTATCAGGGAACGGTGTATGTCCCTGCCGCTCCGGGTGGAATTACTCTATACGGTACAGGTGAAAAACCGATTGATGTGAAGATTGGGCTTTCCCTTGATGGTGGCATGAGCCCTGCCGACTGGCGTCACGACGTCAACCCGCGCGGCAAATATATGCCAAGTAAACCGGCGTGGTATATGTACGATAGCTGCCAGAGTAAACGCAGCGACAGTATCGGTGTTCTCTGCTCTGCGGTCTTCTGGTCACAAAACAATGGCCTGCAACTGCAAAACCTGACCATCGAAAACACGCTGGGCGATAGCGTAGATGCGGGTAACCATCCGGCGGTGGCACTGCGTACTGATGGCGACAAAGTGCAGATCAATAACGTCAACATTCTCGGTCGTCAGAACACCTTCTTTGTCACCAACAGCGGTGTGCAGAACCGTCTGGAAACGAATCGCCAGCCGCGTACGCTGGTGACCAACAGCTATATTGAAGGGGATGTGGATATCGTTTCTGGTCGCGGCGCAGTGGTGTTCGATAACACCGAATTCCGCGTGGTGAACTCCCGTACCCAGCAAGAAGCGTATGTGTTTGCACCGGCTACGCTGTCCAACATTTACTACGGTTTCCTCGCCGTAAACAGCCGTTTCAATGCTTCCGGTGATGGCGTGGCGCAACTGGGCCGCTCGCTGGATGTTGATGCCAATACCAACGGTCAGGTAGTGATCCGTGATAGCGCCATCAACGAAGGTTTTAACACGGCGAAACCGTGGGCCGATGCGGTGATTTCCAATCGTCCATTCGCGGGTAACACCGGCAGCGTTGATGATAACGACGAAGTACAGCGTAATCTGAATGACACTAACTACAACCGCATGTGGGAATACAATAACCGCGGCGTGGGTAGCAAAGTGGTTGCAGAGGCGAAGAAGTAG